GTGCAGACCAACAACCTCAACATCTGCACGCGCCCGGGCACGCTGATCCAAGGCAAGCGGACCTGATCGTCGCGAGGGCGAGCAATGGGAATGGATTTCTCGACGCTCGTCCTTTTGCCGGGGATGGCGACGTTCGCGATCTCGGTGACCGTGCGTCCCGAGGTCTCACAGCCCGGCGCGGCCGACTATGCCGCGCGTGGTGTCTTCTCGTCGGGTCCGACCGACGTGCAGATGCAAGACGGCACGGTGTTCTCCGACCAGCAGACGACGCTTGGCATCCGGCTGCGCGAATGGTCCGTGGCGCCGGTCAACGGCGATCGGATCACGCCGACAGAGGGCGAGGCCGCAGGCACCACCTTTTGGGTCGCCGATACCAGTGTCGACGGCCAAGGCGGAATGACCCTTACGCTTCGCAAGACGGACCCGCCCGAATGAGCACCTACGCGATCGAGATCGCCGACAAGGTGCTCGAGTTGCTAAAAGCCCCGACGCCTGACGCGCCGATCCCGTTCTTCAAGTCGTATTGGCGCACGCCGATGCGGCAAGTCTCGGCATCCGATCTGCCGCTGCTCGGCGTCTACATTCTGCGCGAGACGCGCGCGCCCGACGGCGACGAGAACGCGGGCGAAATCCGTTTCATCCACCGGCTGCATCTCGGCATCGCTGGCGCGATCTCGAACGCCGATCCGGGCGAGCAGTTGCGGATTTTGGAAGAGCGGATGGCCGACATCGACGATCGGCTGCTCACCAATCCTGAATTCGTTCGCATGATCGAGGGCGTGACCGCGATGGATCGGCGGTCGCAGTACGCGCAAGTCGCCGAGACGCCAGTCGCCGAAATCCAGATCGAGATGGTCGTCACCTTCCGCACCTATTGGGAGCCGGTGGTGCCCGACGACTTCAAGACCATGCACGTCGAAACCCGGTATCCGAGCGCCGATACCGATCCAGCCGAGGTGCAGCAGATCACGCAGGAATACGACATCCCGCAAAATTGAAAGGCACGCACGATGGTCCGGAAAATCCGCGTCAAAGCCGTGGGCGATCTCAAGTTGAAGCACCCGAGCGCCGGGGTGATCCGGCCCGAGGGGTCGATGTGGCCCGCCGATCAATTCACGCTCCGCCGCCTGCGCGAGGGCGTCATCACCGCTGACACGACCGAGCCCGCCAAGTCGAAGCCCGAGCCGAAAGCCAAGGCGGCGCCCGCTCCGCAGAGCTAGCCGCTCAATCCCGACATCGCTGATCCTGCCGCGTCCGACCGCGCTGGTCGGCGATGGGCGTCGCCATGCCGTAACCCGAAGGAGAAATCCCGATGCCCATCTCGTTCAATGACATCCCGGCCAACTGGAGAATGCCGCTCTATTGGGTCGAGGTCGATCCGTCGAAAGCGGGATCGCTCACCCAGCGCCAACCGGCGCTGCTGTTTGGCTACAAGCTCGCGACCGGTCTCGCGACCGTCGATGTGCCTGTGCCGATCGGCTCGCTCGCCGACGCACAACAGGGCGCCGGGATGGGCTCGATGCTCGATGCGATGGCGCAAATCTTCTTCAAGAACAGCGCCTCGCAGGAAGTCTGGATGGTGCCGATCGCCGAACCGGCGACCGGCGTCGCGGCGACCGGGCCGATCACCGTGACCGGCGCGCCGACGCAGGCGGGCACCGTCTACGTCTACGTCGCTGGGCGCCGGGTGCCCGTGCATATCGATGCAGAGGACACGGTGGACATCGTCGCGCAATCGATCGCCGACGCCATCACCGCCGATCTCTCGATGCCGGTAACCGCTGCGGTTGCCGCTGGCGCCGTGACGCTGGCCGCCAGGCACAAGGGCGTCGAGGGCAACGACATCACCATCGCGATCAACTATGGCGGCTCGCTCGCGGGGGAGACCATGCCCGCCGGTCTCGTCATCGATATCGGCACCGGGCAACTGGCGGGCGGCACGGGCGTGCCTGATCTGTCCGCCGCGATCTCCGCGCTCGGCGACGAGATTTACGACTATGTCGCGTTCCCGTTTACCGATAGCACCTCGCTCGATGCGATCGACATGGAGTACGGGTTCTCGGACAATGGTCGCTGGGGCTGGATGCGCGAACTGTACGGCCACGTTTTCAGCGCGCGACGCGGCGCCTATTCCGATCTGCTGCAATGGGGCCCGAACAACAATTCGGGCGTGATCTCGGTGATGAGCATGGAGCCCGCCATGCCGTCGCCGCCGTGGGATGTGGCGACCGCCTATGCGGCGAAGGCCGGCCGGGCCCTGATCAATGACCCGGCGCGCCCGCTGCAAACGCTGGAATTGACCGGCATCCTTTCGCCGCCGAAGCATCAGCGGTTCCTGCTCTCGGAATGCAACGCGCTCGCGGGCACCGGTCTCGCGACGCAGGGCGTCGGCGCCAACAATGTCCCGGCGATCCGCCGAGAGACGACGACCTATCAGAAGAACCTCTACGACCAGCCCGACGACGCCTATGAGCTGGTGACAACGCTCGCCACGCTGTCGGCGTTGCTGCGGCGGCAGAAACACGCGATCACGACCAAGTATCCGCGCCACAAGCTTGCCGATGACGGCACGCGGTTCGGTCCCGGTCAGGCGATCGTCACGCCGAAGATCATCAAGGCCGAACTGGTCGCGCAGTATCGCCAGGATGAATTCGAGGGCCTCATTGAGAACGCGAAAGCCTTCAAGGACAATCTGATCGTCGAGCGCGATACGACCAACCCGAACCGGGTCAACGTCCTGTATCCGCCGGACCTGATCAACCAACTCCGCATCTTTGCGGTGCTGGCGCAATTCCGTTTGCAATACGACCGCGGCTTCGATCAGTCGGTGCTCTAGGCCCGCGTCGCTCAATCCGTCGTGCCCGCCCGCGCGTGAAGCGCGCGGCGGGCTTTTTCATTCGCAACAGGGAGCAAGGCAATGGGCGTCGCAATCGCAGGCACCGCCTATCTCAAGGTGGACGGCAATCAATACCCGCTCAAAGGCTCGTTCGTCGTCTCGCCGTCGGCGGTCGAGCGCGCGGGCATCGCGGGGCAGGACTACGTGCACGGCTACTCGGAATTGCCGCGCGTCCCCTACATCGAGGGCGACATCTCGTCGCGCCCGGAGATTTCGTTGGAAGACATGGAATTGATCACCGACGCGACGGTCACCGCCGAGCTGATCAACGGCAAGGTCTACGTCTTGCGAAATGCGTGGTGCAAATCCGCGCTCGAATTGAACACGCACGACGGCCAGTTCCGCGCCCGGTTCGAGGGCCAAGCCTGTGACGAGATCAGCTAATGGCCGATGCCAAGCCGAAACTTGAGGCGGTGGCCGACGAGGCTCCGCCGCCGCAGATCAAGCCACTCACCTTCAAGCTCCGCAAGCCGGTGGATGCCCACGGCGAGAAGATCAGCGAGATCACATTCCGCGAGCCGACCGGCGCTGACATCGAGGCGGCTGGCTTGCCGGTCAACATCGACTTTTCATACGACCCGCCGCGCATCGAATTCGACGCGCGCAAGATGTCGGCGATGATGTCGGTGCTGGCAGCAGTGCCGCCCTCGACCATCCGCGCGCTCGCGCCGAAAGATTGGTCAACCTGCGCGTGGGGCCTGGCAAGTTTTTTCATACCGGACCTCGTGTAGTCCTCGACTGCTATCGCCTCGCGAAGTTCTACGCGCAGGACCCGGATGTCTTTCTCGCCAAGCCGGTCTCGGCGATCCAGAAGCATATGCGCTGGACGGACCGGCTGTTGGAAGCGGTGACGCCGCCCGGGGATAGCTGATGGCCGACGACGAACTCAGGATGCGGGCCCGGCTGATCGATGAGGTCTCCGGGCCTCTCGGTCAGATCGCGAAGAACCTCGGCCTGATCGGCAAGAACGTCGATACCCGGCACGCCCATGGGCAATTGTCGGCGATCCAGAACGCCGCCGCTGGCGTCGGCAAGGAGATCAAGAACGTCACGGTGCCCGCCCTGGCGGCGCTCGGCATCACGACCGGCGGCGTCGTGCTCTCGCTCGTGGGCGTCTCGCGGGCGCTGCGCGACTTCTCCAACCAGATGGCGCAGATGCGCTTCGGCGCGCGCGAGCTGGGGCTGACGGTCCAGCAGCTGGAGGCGTTCAAGTCCGCCGCCGATAAGGTCGCGATGTCGCCCGGCGTGATCGAGCAAGCGCTCAAGTCCGCGAACCAGCACATCTATGAATTCCGCAACAATTTCGGATCGCTGCGCGACGAGTTGCGGAATTTGGGTGCCGGATCGGTCGTCGATGCAGTCAAGCGGGCGCGCACCGATCTCGATGCCTATCGCGCGCTATTCAAAGGCATGGAGGAAATCCAGCGGCTCCATGGCCCGGCGGCGGCGCGATACTATGCCGAGCAGGTTTTCGGCAGCGCCGAGGCGGCGCGGCTCGCATGGGAGAAGTTCAACGACGAACTCAAGGCGACGCCCGAGTATACGAAGAAGCAACTCGACGACATCGAGGCGTTCCGCAAAGCCACGCTCGATCTGAGCACCTCCCTCGATCACTTGAAGGGCTCGCTGCTCGCCGCCATGGCGCCCGGCGCGACCAAGGCGGTCGAGAACCTGCAAAAGCTGATCGACAGCAACCCCGAGGGCATCAAGGCGCTTGCCAAGGGGATGGAAGACCTCGGCGACGCGCTGGCGAACATCGATCCGAAATTGATCGATGACATCGCGGGCGGCCTCGGCAAGTTCATGAGCGCGATGGGCGAAACCCTGTCGCAGGACGCCAAGGACCTCAAGGCGATCATTGAGGGCTTGCAATGGATTTGGAATCACTTGCCCGGCGCTGGCGCTCCCGCTGTCACGCCACCGCAGGCCAAGGAAAATCTGGCGAAGCCGTTCGACAAGTTCTTCGGTCGAGACGCGCAGACCGATGAACAGAAGAAGACCACCGACGAGCTTAAGAAGCTCAACCAGAACTTGGAGAAGATGCTGCCCGGCGGCGGCTGGTCTCCGGTGGGCTTCCAAGGCGGAGGCTTCGGCGGCGGCGCCGTCATCCCGGCAGCGTACAGTCCTGGCGGCGGCGGTCCCTTCGGCGGCGGTCCCTTCGGCGGCCGTGGTGGTGGCGGAGGTGGCTTCCGCAGCGGCGGCGGATATACGCTGCTCGATCGGGGCGGCGGCGACGGCACGGTCCCGCGCTCATTCCCCAATCCGCTCGGTGGCCGCACGCCCAGCAATCCGCTTGGCGGCACCGGCAACAGCAACCCGCTGACCGGCCCGCAATCGGACGCGATCGGCGGTCCCCGGCCGATGGAGAGCAGAGGTGGCGCGGCGGGCATCACCGCGCCTGCGGGCACGCCGATCCAGCGCAGCGGCATGGCGACAGTGACATCAGCCAGCGGGCGAAAGTTTCAGGTCGATGCGCGGTTCGCGCAGAATTTTCAGGGCTTCATCAACGACTACGAGAAAGCCGGTGGCGTCATCGGCCCGGAGAGCGGCACGCTCGGCCATCGCCCGCACAATGCGAGCGGTCATCCGATCGGCGCCGCGATCGACATCAATCAAGTCGGCTATGGCATCCGAGGGCGCGGCGGCAAGACGCTTGACTACGACACCGAGGACGAGCTTGCCAAAAAGTGGGGCCTCGTCTCGGGCCACAACTGGCGCCGCAAGGACACCGGCCATTTCGGCATCGAGAGCGTGAAGGCAGCGCGTGATGCGCTCGTGCGCAACGGCGTCGCGCCGGAGACCGCCGAGAAGCTCGCGCCCGCGGTCGCGGCCGAGGGCAAGACGGTCAAGGGATCATGGTTCGGCAGCAGCCCGGGCTGGAATGACCCGAGCGAACCGGCGGGCCGCAAGACCGCATCGGGCCAGTCGAACACGGTGCCCGGGATCGCGCTGCCATCGCGCGAGGGCCTCGGCAAGATGTTCGAGGTCACGACGCCCGATGGTCGCAAGTTCATGCTGCCTCAAACGGACATCGGCCCGCACCCGCGAACCGGGCGCGGCATCGACATCACGTCGGCTGCTGCGACGCAGATGGGCTACACTGCGAAGAACTTCCCGACGGATGCGCAATTCTCCTATCGGCGGATCGATGACAGCCTCGGCGGCAAGGTCGAGCCGAAGGGTAACGTCAACATCAAGCTTTGGACCGAGGGCTCTGGCGTCAAATACGACGCGGCAGCGGACGGTTTTTTCCAGACGACCAACATCCAGCGCTACAAGCAGATGGACCGGTCGGCGATCGATAGCGGCAGCAACGGCGGCGGCGATAGCTGATGCAAATCCGTGATGTCCACAATCCGTGGCGCGATCGGTATCAGACCGCATCGTTTCGCGGTGCCTTCTTCCATGTCGAGACCGATGCGCGCGCGTCCGGGCGTCGTGTGGCGCTACACGAGTATCCGAAGCGGGACGATCCCTACGCCGAGGACATGGGCCGCGCGGCGCGCCGGTTTCAGGTGCAAGGCTACCTGATCGGCCCGAACTACTTGCAGCAGAAGGACGCCCTGATCAGCGCGCTAGAGGCCGACGGGCCGGGCACGCTGCGCCTGCCAATGCCCTACATGGGCGAGGACATCGAGGTCATGGCCGGGCCTTACACGGTCACCGAGAGCCGTGAGAAAGGCGGCATGTGCGCCGTCGAGATGGATTTCATCGAGTACGGCACGCCAGGTTTCGCGGCCAACGCGGCCTCGATCGATACGCAAGGCGCGATCAGCAACGCGGCGCGAGGCGTCGAGGCCATGACCGCTAACATGATGGAGAGCATATGACCGGGACCGAGGCCGACGAGTGCATCGCGATCGTCGCGCGCATCGGGCCGGTGATCCTGTCCACGGTCCCGGCCTCCCGGAAGGGCCCGGATGCCTCGCAGTTGCGGCACGCGGTCGGCGCCATGATGGCGCGGGCCGGTGAGCTATTGGCCTCGCACGGCTTCTCGGAGGCGATGCGGTCCTGTCTCGATCAAGCCCGCCTCGCGGGCGCGACCCTGACCAGCATGGGCGAGGTACGATTGGCCGCGCTCGAGGAAAAGCCGGTCAGTCTCCCCGCGACGCTGACGGTGCTCTGCATCATCCGGCTTTGCCTCGCGCAGGAGGCGCGGATCGTCGGCGAGATGGTCTTTACGTCGCGCGATGACGCATCGAACACCGCGACGGAGATTACGGCGGCTTTCTCCGATGCCGCCGAGGTTGCCTCCGACAATCTCGACGCGGGCAGCTATATGGCGATCATCAATCTGCAAGCGACGGTGATCAAACGGCTGGTCGATGTCGGGCGGAGCCTGCCGCGCGTCATCACCTACAGCTATGCGGGCGTGATGCCCGCGCTCACCATGGCGCAGCGCGCCTATTCCGATGCCGATCGAGCGCAAGAGCTGATCGATGAGAACAAGGTGGTGCACCCGGCCTTCATGCCCATGACGGGGCGCATGCTGGCAGTCTGATGGCAAAGCGCCCCGACGAGATCGCCGAGCTTCGCGTCAACGGCATGATCTTTCGGGATTGGACAGCGGTGCAGGTCGAAAACCGGATCACCGAGTGGTTCCCCCGCTTCACCTTTGAGTGCACCGAATTCATCACGGTGCCGACATCGTGGACCGCGCTGCAATTCAAGCCGGGCGATGTCGTCGAGGTCTATCTGGCGGGGCAGCAGGCGGTCTTCGGTTACGTGACCGAACGGCATGTCGGCTATGACGCGAAGAACCACGGCGTCCGCATCGTCGGCGTGGGCAAGACCTTCGACCTGACCAATACCTCGATTTATGAGCAGTCGGGCAGCTACGACAATCAATCGTGGCGATCCTTCGCGCAGGCGATGATCGCACCCTACGGCATCGGCCTAAAGACAGTCGGCGCCATAGACGACACGCCGTTCCAGAACTTGCATGTCCAGCCGGGCGAGATCGTCGCCGCCGCGATCGAGCGCTACGCGCGACATCGCAAGATCGTGGTCGGTTCGTCGCCCGATGGGCAACTGGTGGCGCTCGGTGACCATGCGGCGGTCAGCACGGACGCGCTGGTCGAGGGCCGCAACATCCTGCGCGCCAACGCAGTCATCCGCGACGAGAGCGTCTATTCCAAGATTTTCGCGATGGGCCAGTCGAACGGCTCGGACGCGCAATGGGGCGACCCCGTCAACAAACTGATCGCCGAGGTTCCCGGCAAATCGACCCGCAACCGGCCGCTCGTGGTGATGACTGACATCGCCGATACCAAGCACGGCCTGCAACAGCGCGCGAACCTCGAACTCAACTTCACGGACGGGCTCTCGGTCGAGGCGCACATCACCGTGCAGGGATGGGTGCGGCCCGGCGGCCAACTCTGGAAGGCGGGCGACTATTACCGGGTCTATTCGCCGATGCTGATGCTCGATCACACGCTCGGGTGCCGCTGCGTCGTCTACGAGCAGAGCGCGGGCGGGACCATCACGACGCTGGAGATGGTCGATCCGCAGCACATGAACGGAAAGCCTGATCTGCGCATAGGGGCACTCTGATGCAGCGTTTCAATCCCGCCGAAGCGATGATGCGGACCTATCACAGCTTCGCGCGGATCACGATCAACAAGGCAAATCCGGCCCGGATGATGCAGGAGTTGGCCGCCGATTTCTTCTTCGGTGGTGACAAAGGCGACAACCGTGAGCGGATCGAGCAAGTCCAGAATTATGGGTTCACCGCCACGCCGCTGCCGCGCGACGAGCAGCAAGGCGGTGGGCAGCAAGGCGGCAAGGCGTCCGCGATCAAGGGTGAGGCCGCCGAGGCTGTCGTGGCTTTCATGGGCGGGCAGCGCAACCACCCGGTTGTCCTGGCGCTCGATGATCGGCGCCACCGCCCGCGCGGATTGAAGCCCGGCGAGAACGCCCAGCATGACGACATCGGCCAGATGACGCTTCTGCGGCGCAACGGCACGTTCATGCTCTCGCTCGACAGCAAGGACAAGGACGGCAAGAACGTCGAGCGCATGGTCTCGCTGCGCCATGTCGAAAAGAAAAAGCAGGAGCGGCCGAAATCGCAATCGCAGGTGAACCAACAGCGGGCGCGTGATGGACTGCCGCGATTGACGGTGGAGCAGTTCGAAGCCCAGCAGGCGCAAGAAGCCGAGGACTTCAAGCATGAGGGCGAGAGCGTCAACACCGAGGTCCGATGCACCAAGGGCCGGATCGAATTCCGCGTCGGCGATACGGTCGTCGGCTACTACGACAAGGGCGCCAAGCGATGGTCGCTGATCGGCGAGGTCCGGCTCGGCTCGGACGATGCGAGCCACCCGGTCTATGGCGTCAACGGCGGCGTCGGCATGACCACCGAGACGAGCGGCGATGGCGCCGTGCTGGTCAAGGCGCCGAAGCCCGGGCCGCCGACCTCGCAGGACACCGAGCCGTAGCATGCCCGACATTGCCTACGTCCAGCGGATCGACTTCCCGCGCGAGGCAGTCGAGATGGACTGGCTCATGTCGCCCTTGAACCTGATCGAGGAAGACCCGGGCCTCGCCTCGGCGGCGATCGTCGCGCTCGCATCGGATCGGCTCGCGAACAAGAGCGACGTTCTTCCGGGGCTCGATGACGACGACCGGCGCGGCTGGTGGGGCGATCTCGATGCCGACGAATTGTGGGGCGGCTGGCCGGTCGGATCGCGGCTTTGGCTGCTACGCCGCGCCAAGATCACGTCCTCGCTCGCTGCCGATGGCGGCACCGTCGCCAGGGCGGAAGCCTACGCGCGCGAGGCGATGCGTCCGTTCATCGAGCGCAAGATCGCGTCGAAGGTCACGGTCGTGGCCGAGCGCACCGCCGTCAATCGCATCGATGTGCTGATCAGGCTCTATCGCGGCCCCGAGCCAGCGGTCGAGCTTCGCTATGCCGAGTTGTGGGACGATATCAAGGTCGCATAGATGCCGTGGAAAACGCCGACGCTCAAAGACGTGCGCCGCCTGACGCGCGACTACGTCACGTCGCAGCTCGGCGCGCAAAGCCTGATCCCGAACTCGGTGCTGCGGATCATGAGCGACGCCAAGGCGGGCCTCGCCCATCTGGTGCTGCTCTATATCGACTGGCTCGCGAAGCAATTGCTGCCCGACACAGCCGAGAAGGAGTGGCTCGATCGGCACGGCCAGATTTGGCTGACGAATGCAGACGGATCGAAGGGCCGCAAGGCGGCGTCCTATGCGGCGGGCTCCGTGACGCTGACCGGGACGCAAGGCATCATCGTGCCGACTGCGACGGGGCTCATGAGCGCGGCGGGGGTCGCATACGAGACTGCCGAGCAAATCACCATCGGTCCCGGGCCGACGCCGGTCGCGGCGCTGGCGCTGACCGCTGGCGCCGTCGGCAACATCGACGAGGGCGAGACCATTACGGTCTCAGACGCCATACCGGGCGTCGATGGCGTCGCCACTGTCGTCTCGATGAGCGGCGGCGTTGACGAGGAAACTGACGACCAGTTGCGCGCGCGGATACTGTTCCGCATCCAGCGCCCGCCGATGGGCGGCGACGCGGACGATTATGTCCTATGGGCGCTCGCCGTCCCTGGCGTGACGAGAGCATGGTCGGCGCAAGAGATGGGCCCGGGCACCGTCACCGTTCGGTTCATGATGGATGATCTCCGCGCGAACGATCGCGGCCTCCCGACGCCCGACGATGTCCGCGTGGTGCGCAACTATCTCGACACAAAGCGGCCCGTTGCGGTCAAAGATATGTTCGTCGAGGCGCCGATCCCGCTGTTCTACGACATGACCATTTCCGCGCTGGATGAGGATGACGACGCAACGCGCGGCGCGATCGAGGCGTCGATCAAGGACATGGAAATGCGCCGGTCAAAGCCCGGGCAGACCATGTATCGCTCGTGGGTCGATGAGGCGATCAGCACCGCCGTCGGCGAGGATCATCACGAGCTAACGTTCGTCACCACGCCTATGCCGGAGCCCGGCCACATGCCGTTCGTCGGGACCATCCTGTACTCTTAGATGGCGAGCAAAGAATATCATAGGGTTTGGCGCGAGAAGAACCGGGCAAAGACGCGGGCCGCCGACAAGAAAAGCTATGCCAAACATGCGGAAAAGCGCCGCGCGAAATCGGCGAACTGGCGATCCAATAACCCGGAGAAGTTGGCAGAATATCTAAAGCGTGAAGCGACAAGAGCGAAGCAGCGCGCGGCGATGCGGCGATATGAAGCCAAGCGACTTGGGTATGCTGAATGCACCGAATATCCGCCGCCGCCATCCGACAATAAGTGCGCGATCTGCCACATCGAGGCGGGGCGGCTATGCCTCGACCACGATCATGAGACCGGAAAGTTTCGTGGGTATCTCTGCCGCAACTGCAATATGGGGTTGGGGAAGTTGGGCGATTGCATCGAGACAATCCGGCGCGTTCTGGCCTATCTGGAAAAGGCCGATGCCTGACCGGCATGTGACGCGCAGCGGCGACGACTACGCCGAGGCGCTATCGCAGTTGCTCCCGCAAGGGCAAGCGTGGCCACGGGACGAGGGCAGCACCTTGATGAAAGTGGTGCGCGGCCTCTCGCAGATTTGGGGCGTGGTCGAGGCGAGCGCGTCGAAGCTGTTGGAGCTCGAGAGCGATCCGCGCATCACGCTCGATCTACTGCTCGATTGGGAGCGCAATTGGGGACTGCCCGATCCCTGCTACGACGAGCCGCTGACCATCGGCGACCGGCAAAAGGCGCTGGTGCAGCGGATGACGATCGAGGGCGCGCAGTCTCGCGAGTTCTTCATCGAGGTGGCCGCCTATATCGGCTACACGATCACGATCACCGAATATCGCACGTTCGTCTGCGGCATCGATCGTTGCGGCGACAATCGCGTCTATGGCGACGGCTCGGTGCCGTTCTACAGCGAGACATTCGTTCTCGGCGAAATCCCGGCCTGCAATCCGCGCGGCGTCTCGGTCGCAGAAGGCGAGTTGTCCGAGTGGCCGAACTACGGGCTGGGCCCCGATACCAACCGGCACTATTGGACCGTGCACGTCGATCAAGCGCGATTGACGTGGTTTCGCTGCGGCGGCGGCGGCGGGCAAACCGGCGTCGATCCGCATTTGCGCATCGGTCTCGCAACCGATCTCGAATGCCTCCTCAATCGTTGGAAGCCCGCCCATACGCAAATCGTCTTCGACTATTCCGGGTTGAGCACTGGCGGCCCGATGGCGGGTACGCCCTAGCAGCGAACTCCGACCGATCTCCGACCCGACAACCGGCGCGCCGCCCTGGCGCGCTGTGAAAGAGGACGCGCGAGCATGAAGTATCACCAGCCCTATGGCATCACCGATCCGAATGGCTCCTACGTCAACGGTGACCCGTCGGTCGGTCGTGCGGGCAGCATCCCGCCTGCCGAGAGCATCGAGTTTCCGCAGCGGGAAATCGTCAACCTCATTACCGATGTCAACATTGCCGTCCCGACCGACGCCGATCTGCACCAGCTTGCGAAGGCGATCCAGTCCTCGCGATTGAACTATTCCGCCGACTACGGCACCGCGAACGCCTACGTCGCGCATCTCTCGCCCGCAGCCGACGACTATTTCACCGGCATGGTCTGTCGACTCAAAATCGGCGCGACCAACGCTGGCGATAGCACTCTTGCGCTCTATCCGCTGTCGCCAAAGCACGTCGTGCGGCCCGATGGCTCCAACTTGCAGCAATACGATCTGATTGCGGGCCAGATCGCGACGTTCGTCTATGACGGCGCGCAGTGGGTGCTGACCGGCATCAATGCCGCCGGTTCGGGCGGCCCGATCTATCTCACCGCGCCGCGCACCTACTACGTCAACGCGAACACCGGGGACGACAATTTCGATGGCTCACAGGCGGCGGTCGGCACCTCGCCGAAGGGGCCATTCAGGACATTGCAGAAGGCGTCGAACGCCATCGCGAAGTTCAACCTGAATGGCTACAACGTCGATGTCTATGTCGCGGACGGCACCTATGCGCCCGTGGCGCTTCCGCAAGTTGCCGGGCAAGGCACCGTGTCGTGGCACGGCAATTCCGCAACGCCTGCAAATTGTCTGATCGCCGCCAACCAGACGAACGCCGCTATCGGTTTCTCTGGCATCGCCAACTATATGAACGGCTTCAAGGTCACGCACACCGGGGTCGGCAGCGTCTCCGAGTGCAACGGCATCTACGGCAACGGCCCGCACTCCCTGAGCATCGACAACATGGAATGGGGCGCGACGGTCGGCGCGCAGAACCGTCTCGTCAACGGTGCGCAACTTCGCTTCGGTCTGTCTGCCTTCAAGATTTCCGGCGGAACGCCGGGCGGACCATATTCGCCGGGCTGCTTCATCGAGTGCTCGCAAGCCTCGAAAGCCGATTGTCCGATCTCCGTCCACATGACGCTCAACATCACGGGCGCGCCGAGCTACGGCACTGCGTTCATCCGCTGTTTCGATGTTGGCGTCGTCGATTGGGTTGCTGACGTGACCGGCGCGGCGACCGGCCCGCGCTACTACGTCGCAACCAACGGCATCATCAATACCGGCGGCGGCGGCGCGAGCTACGTACCGGGCAGCACGCCGGGCACCGCCCTCTCGGGAGGCCAGTATGTCTAGCATCTACAATCCGTATGACTGGTATTGGCGCGCGGGGGACGGCCGCATCTTCGCCAGCGCGCGACAGCAGATCGTTGACGAGACCGATCCAGACTTCGTCGCTTTCAGCGAGTTCGCCGCGCCGACACCTTGGCCGCGCGATGACGATGGCAACCAGACGCTCGCGGAGCTTCAACGGGTGCTGTTCCCGTACAAGGTCGCGGTCGATCTGAAAGCCTATGCGTTCTATCTGCGCGATCAGAAGGAGCACGATGGCTGTCCGATCACTGGCGTTGCCGGGGTGACGGAGACCAGAACCGACGCCTACACGCAGCAACTGATCAACCGCTATCAGCAGGCGGGGACGGCCGATCCGCCGTTCACGGTCGCTTGGGTATTGCCTGACCGCAGCACGGTGACTTTGAGCAAGGCCGACATCGACAATCTGTTCAACCAGACCACCGCTTTCATCATCGGCACCTACGACACCTATAGCGCTGTGGTCAGCGGCATCGACGGCGGCACGATCACCACGATCGAGCAGATCGATCAGGCGTTCGGCACCAGCTTGCGGCGGACGAGCCCGGGGGACATCGGATGGCGATCGTAAACATCACCTGTCAGAACGACGCCGACTTCTATCGGCAGTTCGCCTACCAGACCCTCGATGGCGCGCCGATCGACCTGACCGGCAGCACCATGCGCATGGGCATTCGCAGGCACGCGGCGGACGCCACCGAGGAGATGTTGCTGACCACCGAGAACGGCGGGCTCGCGATCGTCGATGGCCCGAACGGCAAATTCACGGTGCGGATCACGCAAGATCAACTCGTTCGCTTGGCGCTCGGCGCCTATGAGCACTCGCTGATCCGGATCATCGGCTCGATGCAATTGCGCATCTGGTCCGGATCGCTCGTCAGCAATGCGGGAGCGAGCCGATGAGCACGGTTGAGGTCGGCCAGGACACGGATGTCTCGACGCCGCTGGCAACCGAGAGCGTTATCGTCGTCGCCGACTATCAGGTCGAGGTGGTCCAAGAGTTGGAGCAAGGGCCGCCGGGTCCGCAGGGGCCGCAAGGCACGCCCTCGACCATCCCGGGCCCGCAAGGCCCGAAGGGCGACCCCGGCAACACCGTGCTCTATGGCCCGGTCGACCCGGTGAATTCGGATGGCGTCAACGGCGATTTCTACATCAACACCACCACGCATTTCATGTTCGGGCCCAAGGCCGCGAACGTCTGGCCCGCCGGGACTTCGCTTATCGGCCCGCAAGGCGTCCCAGGCAACACAATCCTTTATGGTGCTGCCGATCCGACCGGCGCGATCGGCATCAATGGCAACTTCTATATCAACACCACCACGCATTTCATGTTCGGCCCGAAAGCGGGCGGTGCGTGGCTTCCGGGCACGTCGCTCGTGGGACCGCAAGGACCGCAGGGCAATCAGGGCAACCAAGGCATTCAGGGCAACACCGGCCAGCGCGGCAGCGCGTTCTACACCGGCGCGGGCGCTCCCGGCGCGATCAGCGGCCAGCTCAACGGCGACAACTATCTCAACACCACGAACGGCGATGTCTACACGCTGACAGCGGGCGCGTGGGGTTCGCCGGTCGGCAACATCCGAGGGCCGCAAGGCGTTCAAGGTCCGCCCGGTGCGGGTGATGTGGTCGGTCCCGCTGGCGCGACGGACAATCGCGTCGCGACTTTCAACGGTGCGACCGGCAAGCTTGTCAAGGACAGCGGCATCGCCATCTCTGGCGGGCAAATGTCGCCGGTCTCGTTCATTGCCGGTCCAACCGGCAAAGCGGTGCGACTGCAAGGCGTGCAAGACGCCAGCGAGGCGTCGCTTTGGGATGTTGGCGAGTATCAGGAGAGCGCGGCCACTACCGTGCCGCTGGTGAGCAACGCGATCAGCAACCCGACGTGGACGATCCCATCAGCGGGTGATTGGGATTTGATGTGCCACTTCTACTTCAGTGGCGGCGGCGCGACACAGTGCACAGACATTCAAGCTGCGCTGAGTTTGACTGGCGATAACATCACTGACACCACGCCGGGTCGCCGGTTTTTCTATCGCAACAATTCCGGTGGCTTTACGCTAGACCCGGGCGTTACCGGCATGCTGTATACTCGAACGCTGACCGGTGCCGCGCAACAGTGGTACTTCTGCGTCAGGGCAGTGTTCGCCACCTCCACGATGGCCTGTACCGTCAAATTCACGGCGCGGCGCAGGAGATGATCATGCGCAAGGCGATCGGCGACATTATCGAGAGCCTGCGCGGGCAACCGATGGCGCTCGCGCTCGTCGTCATCAACCTGCTTTTTCTGAGCGGCTTCGCGATCATGCTCCGCGAGATCGCGCAAGCCGTCGAACGGAAGGACGCTCTGCTCGCTGAGATCGCGAGCCATTGCATGCGATAACTGCGCGCGCGACAGACCGATCTCCCGGCCTCGGCCCCGCTTCGGCGGGGCCTTTTTTGTGCCCCCTAGAACTGATCTTTGACGCGGCTATAGGCGAGATGTTTCGGGTTCTTGTTCTTGATCCAGTGATTGCAACGGCCCGGGGAATAGGCGCGATCCGCGTGCTTCGAGACCAAGCCTTCTCTGAATGAAAGCGATTACGTCAGGATCGAAAGCAATTGCGCGGTCGATTAAAGCAAGTGGAAAGCAACGCCAATGCAATTTGGCTAGTGGCGACTGATCAGCCGCTCTCGATCCCGGCATCGCATCCTTCAGCCGGCGACCCGCAGGGACTTCAAAGCGGCAAGAAGCCCCGAGTCCATTCTACGCAAGTATTCCTCTGAGTTATCTAAAAACAGATTGCAGCTATAATCTCGGGGAACGGCGATTTTTGCGTGTATCTTAGAAACCGGAATTGTCGTCCTGGTCTCTATGCCCATATTGCTCCAGTGCAAACTCTGCAGGTCATCAACCGTCAATTTCACGGCGTAAACAATTCCGTGATCGTGACATCTTTGGGCGTCATCAGCTAGCCGGCGAATATTTGCAAGGGCATCTATTTGCTCTCTTAGCCAATCCACATCGACTTTCACCGGTCTCGCTGCTTCGATCATTGAGGGATGAGCGTTCATCCCGATCAGAGTATGAAAGTTCGCCAACATACGGGTCTCATGCCGTTCGCGAATGGCTGGTTCCCGCAAATAAGACTCGAGGTCCGCAAAGGCGATCCTCAGGGATCTCAATTTCTCTCCCCCGGCAAAATCTCGCGTTGCGTACAGCAGCGCTCGGTGACTCATTTCAGCAAAAAATGACGGCCTCGCCGTGGGATCACGTGAGTCATAGTCAAGGGAGAACGGCTTCAGTATCGGTAGGCCGCCACCATTTTCTCCAGCCCATTTCATCGTTTCGTAAACATTGACAATACGCTGAAGCTCTTCGCGTAAAACCGTGCGGAGTGGTGGTCTGAATCCCTCACGCTCAATGGCATCGGCGTTAAAATTGGACGTACCGTGAAACACTACCCAGGGATCGCGATCGATCTCACTTGTAAAAAGCTGAGCAACGTTCGCAATGCGATCTGGATTGAACACTTGGACGGGAATATTCATGGACACCAATCTGACAGTTCCGGGTTGGCAAAGGGACGTTCGGTGGTGAGCTTCATGCGTCCGTCAGGTGGTGGGCGATTCGGACGTGATCGTGCAAGGTGGGATTCGTGATTACCTCGCCGCAGAAGCAGCGGGCAATCCCCTCTGGCCGCTGCGTCGGCATCGGAAGCGCCAGATCGTGCATCCGGTCTTTCCATGCCGTCCAGTCGCGCTGGCGGCGCCAAGCAACGAAGTCCGCCTCCGTGCGCGTGGCTGCCAGCTCCTGCCAAGCAGCTTGGAAACCGGCCCGGGCTTCTTCGAATGTCTCGGCGGTGCCGCTGCGGTGCTCGCCGGGATCAGTGCCGGGGTAGAAGCCGCATGACCAGGCCCACTGCGGGGCGGAGTTCGGAACTCCGGCACGGCGCCCGATGAGGCCAACCCGGACGTCGCCGAAGTAGATCTCCCACGTCTCGCGGTGCGGATGGTCCTTGCTGCGGCGGCGTGTGAGAGCGGGCATGCCGCGATCAAAGCGTCGAGATCGGCGGCTTGCAAATTATCAATCCCTCGCAGGTCCGAGCGGCGCGAGACCACTGTCAGTCGTGGATGTGGACAACGAGGCGCGCCGGGTTCGCGGTGAGCCTTTGTCGGGGCACTTGCCATCCAGGTAGTGCGCTGCAAAATGCGCCTTTGAATTCTTCCGTGGTAGACTCCGGTTCCATGTGTCCGATCTCAAGCAATTCTCCTACCTTAGCGTGGTCTTGCATGGGTGCCGCTTTCTCGCCTGGGCACCCTTGTCAAGGCCGAAATAACCATTTATTCCAGTAACTTATTTGGTGTTTGTAGAACGACGATCTAACGCTATAGCAAATGACGCAGCAGTAGCATTTCATTCATAGGTAGCGTCGAATCATTTTCGACATTTCTAGAAGCAGCAGGGTGGGGCAGTTGGGGCAGTCCGATCAGGGTTGGGCAGGGGCAAGAAGAGCAAGTACCGACCCCACGCTCCAGAGCAAGGCCAACCCACAACAGCGCGAAGCTATCGTGACCACCGAAGGCCCGGTGCTGATCATTGCCGGCCCTGGCTCCGGCAAGACCTTTACGCTGGTCGAGCGCATCGTCTATCTCATCACACAGAAAGGGGTCGCGCCCGAATCGCTGTTTGTCGTCACCTTCACCGACAAGGCCGCGCGCGAGTTGACCACGCGCATCTCGAACCGGCTGACCGAGCTGGGCATCAAGTTCAACCTGAACGAGATGTACCTCGGCACCTTCCACTCCATATGCCTGCGGCTGCTTGAAGACTTCCGAGAGTTCACCCGGCTCAAGCGCAGCTTCACGCTGTTTGACCAGTTCGACCAGCAGTACTTCGTGTACCAGCACATCAAGAACTTCCGCGAACTGCCTGACGCCCAGCTCGTCATGGGCGATGACCAGTCGGGCCGCTGGGCGCAGTCGGAAAATCTGCTCAAGTGGCTCAACAAAGTCAGCGAAGAGGCGCTTGAAGTCACCACGCTGGCGGCGGCTCCCGAAGTGGAAATCCGCGCGTTGGCCGCGTGCTTCGCCAAGTACCAGGAACTGCTGCACGAGAACAACTCCCTCGACTTCTCCGGCATCCAGTACGAGGCGCTGCAACTGTTGGAAAAGCACCCCGAGGTGCTGGCGCAACTGTGCGAGAAGTTCTCCTACCTGATGGTGGACGAGTATCAGGACACCAACACCATACAGGAACGCATCCTTCTGCTGCTGGCCGGAGAGCGCCGCAATCTCTGTGTGGTCGGCGACGACGATCAGGGACTGTACCGCTTTCGTGGGGCCACCATCCGCAACATCCTGGAGTTTCCAGCGCTGTTCGACGAAGGCCAGTGCAAGCAGGCCAAGCTGACCGTCAACTATCGCTCGCACCCCGACATCATCCGCTTCTACAACGATTGGATGCGCGAGCAGGTGTGGGACGACGGCACGCGCGTATTCCGCTTCGCCAAGCAGATCGTGCCGCGCGAGGATGATTTCCCCGACGTGCCCACGGCGGTGCGGTTGGCTGCCTCCGACGACAAGGACGAAACCACCAACTGGCACGCAGAGGTGCTGGCCTTCCTCAACGGCCTGAAGGCCTCTGGCAAGCTCACGGACTGGAATCAGGTCGCCTTCCTGTTCCGCTCGGTCAAGAACGACAAGGTGGTGGCGCTGGCACGCTTCCTTGAAGCGGAGGGCGTCCCCGTGTTCTCGCCCCGCTCGAATATGTTCTTCGAGCGCGAAGAAATCCGCCTGATGATCGGCGCGCTGATCTTCCTCTTTCCACAGTTCCCCAAAGTGCGGCAGTGGGCTGAGGGCATCACGCTCGACATCTGGAGCTACTACGATCACCAATGCTTCGCGGCGTTCGCCAATGAGCTGCGCAAGCCAGAGAACAAGCGCCTGCTCGACTGGGCGCGCCCGCTGGCCAAGCGCCACGCCGTGCTGGCCCAGAACACCGACTACGCCTTCTCCGGCCTGTTCTACCAACTGCTGCAGTTCCCGCTGTTCTCGCGCTTCCTCACCCAAGAAGCCGTGCAGGGCGTGGACAAGGGCCGCGCGGCGCGCAATCTGGGCACTTTCTCCAAGCTGCTCACCAAGTTCGAGTACTTGCACTACGTCAGCGTGTTGAACCCGCAGTTCTTGGAGAAGAACCTGCGCGACCTCTTCAACCAATTCCTGCGCTTCCTGGTGGACGGCGGCATCGGCGAGTACGAGGACGAATCCGAGTATGCCCCCAAGGGCTGCCTGTCCTTCCTCACCATCCACCAGTCGAAGGGGTTGGAGTTCCCGATCGTCGTCTGCGGCTCGTTGGAGGCAGTGCCGCGCAAACAGTACGGCGAACTGGACGTGTTGCTGGAAGATGGCGGCTACCTCTCGAAGGAACGCTTCGAGCCGCTCGATCACATCAAGAATTTCGACTTCTGGCGGCTGTTCTACACGGCCTTCTCCCGCGCGCAGAACCTGCTTGTGCTGGCCGCGCAGGATCGGCAGGGTCGGGGCTTGGGCAAGTCGCCATCCAAATACTTCGAGCGACTGTTCTACGAGTTGCCGAGCTGGCGCGACGTTGATCTGTCGGAGCTGACCTTCGAGGCGGTCAAACAGATCAATCTCAAGCGAGAATACTCGTTCACCTCGCACATCACCGTGTTCGAGAACTGCGCCGAGCAGTACCGCTTCTTCAAGGACCTAGAGTTCGCGCCCATCCGCGAAAGCCCGATGTTGTTCGGCACGCTGGTGCATCAAACCATCGAGGACATCCACAAGACGGTGCTGCGCGGCGAGGAGGGCACCCTCAACCGTGATGCCATAGAAGGCTGGTTCTCGGCCAACTACGCGATGCTTTCGAAGAAGGAGCGCGTCTATCTCGCACCCAGCTCGCGGCAGGCGGCGCTGCTGCACGTGCTGCGCTACTACGAGCGTGAGAATGGCAACTGGGATCGCATCAAGGAGGCCGAGGTCGAGATTTCGCTGGTCAAGGATCAGTATATCCTTAAGGGCAGCGTTGACCTTGTCCGGGGCGAGCAGGAGACGGTCGAGATCATCGACTTCAAGTCGGAGAAGAAGCCCGACATGGAGAAGGATCGTGATCGCCTGCGCAAGTACCAGCACCAGTTGGAGGTGTACGCCCATCTGGTCGAGGAGCGCACCGGCCAGAAAGTCAGCCGGATGCATCTGTACTACACCGGTGAAGATGCCGGGAACCCTTACGTCTCCTTCCGCAAGGATGACCGCGCCATTGGCAAAACCATCGCACGCTTCGATGACATCGTGGCGCGAATCGAGCGGCAGGACTATGGCATGGCGGCGCGCCCGGGCAAGCTGTGCCAGAGCTGTGACATGCGGCCCTATTGCGATAACAAGAGTTGGATTTTCAGGAACACCGACAAATGAAAAACGATCGCCCCGCGCAGGAGTCTCTGGAACTGGCCACACCGATTGTTGGCGTTGCCAGTGTCGAGAAGTACGAGTTCGAGCCCATCAGGGGCTACCCGATGCTGAATTGGCGTGGGAAACGACCATTCACGTCAACGCAGTACTATCCGGCACAGCTCAAGGAAATCCACGGCGAGGAAGTGGATGGGTGGCGCAACAAGATATTTTGGGGGGACAATCTGCAAGTGATGAGCCACTTGCTCAAGGTCTATCGTGGAAAGATCAACCTGATCTACATAGACCCGCCGTTTGATTCGAAGGCTGACTACAAACGTCGAATCACGCTCAAGGGGAAGGAAGCCGAATCATCGCAATCGACGTTCGAAGAGAAACAGTACTCGGACATTTGGAATAACGACGAATATCTCCAGTTCATGTTCGAGCGCCTGATAGTGGCAAGGGAACTGCTCTCGAATAACGGAAGCATCTACGTCCACTGCGACTGGCATAAGAGTCATCATCTCCGGTGTCTCATGGACGAAATTTTCGGCTCTGATTGCTTCTCAAACGAGATTGTCTGGCTCGCTGAAGGTGGTGGAACCTCTGGGTTGCGCTTTTCCCGGAAGCATCAGACGATCTTCTACTACACGAAAGCAAAAAACGAGTCAGAGCGCATTTTCAACGCCGATAGCGTCCGTGTTCCATACAAGACTGAGAATATCAGGCCACAGACGTATAACTTCGAGAAGAACGCCAAGAAACGGCCTGGCTTCAAGGACGGCTACACCTGGACCCCGAATGAAGCGGGGAAGATTCCGACTGACGTATGGATGGACTGTTTCCTAGCTGAAGGAGAAGGTATTCCTCTGGATGTGTGGGCCGACATAAAGGGGCTCTACGGCCCATCGGGCGAAATCGTTGGCTACCCGACGCAGAAGCCTGTCGCACTGCTTGAGCGCATCATCAACGCATCGTCCAATCCCGGCGATCTCGTGTTCGACTTCTTTGTGGGGTCGGGTACTACCCTCGTCGCTGCCCAAAGCCTAGGTAGGCGATTCATCGGTGCCGACATCAATCTTGGTGCGATCCAGACCACCACAAAGCGCTTGATCAAGGTTGCCGACGAATTGCGTCAGTTGCCGCTCGATGGGGAGGCCAAGGACTACACGGGCTTCGAGCTTTACAACGTCAATCACTACGACGTCTTTCGCAACCCCGTCCAAGCAAAAGAATTGCTGCTCGAGGCCTTGGAAGTGCAGAAGCTGGAGTTCAGCACCGTGTTCGACGGCGAGAAGGACGGACGCATGGTCAAGATCATGCCCGTCAATCGCATCGCTACGCGCGCCGACCTGAACGAGTTGATCGCGGGCTTCGACTACAAGGCGTGGGAGCGCAAGCAGAACGAAAGCCCGAACCGTCCAGTCGAGAAAATTACGCTAGTGTGCATGGGCCACGAGCCTACGCTGCGCGCAGAACTTGAACTGGCCGCCAAGCCGTTCAAGATCAACGTCGAGGTCGTGGACATCCTGCGCGACAAGGCGGATCTGGAGTTCAAGCGCGACTTGCAGGCCAAGGTGTCCATCAAAAAGGGCGAACTGGTCATCGAGAAGTTCTACCCGATGAACCTGCTGCAAAAGCTATCGCGCCAGAAAGAGTCGGTCGAGGACTGGAAGGAACTGGCTGAAGCAGTGCTGATCGACTGGAACTACGACGGCGCCGTGCTGCAACCGGCCGTCGTAGACATCCCCGGCAAGGACGAGCTGGTCAAGGGCACGTACAAGGTGCCGGAGGACGCTGGGACCATCCGCGTGAAGATCACTGACCTGCTCTCGGAATCATGGGAAGGGGGCCCCGCCAATGGCTAAACGACCAGCCCCCAAGGCAGCGAGCGCGTCACTCGACTTCGCCTTCTTCCACTTTCTCTGGCAGTTCTACCAGGCTAATCGCGGCACGATCCGCTCACACTACAAGGAGTTGACCCGCAAGTTCCTTGACTTCAATAACCCGGAGAAGAACCCCAAAGCGTTCCTGCGCAAGCCGCAGTTCGAGGCGCTGGAAACTTACGTCTTCCTGAAGGAATTCCTCGGCAACGCCAAGGTTGAGGAGGTTTTCCAGCAGTGGTTTGAGAAGAAGGGACGATTCGCGGACCGTGCTGAGGGAGGTGTCGTCACGGGCAAGGCCGGCCAAACGGGTTTGTTCGATATGGTCACACAGGATCAGTATAAGGCCGTCTTCGCGGCGATGCGCAAGAACTCGCGTGCCTACCCAAACTACATCTTCGCGCTGACGATGGGCACCGGCAAAACCATCCTGATGGCGACGTGCATCTTTTACGAGTTCCTGCTGGGCAACAAGTTCGAGAAGGACGCACGCTACTGCCATAACGCGCTGGTGTTCGCTCCCGACAAGACGGTACTGCAGGCGCTAAAAGAGATCGAGTCTTTCGATCTCACACGCGTCGTGCCGTCGGAGTACGTCAGCTTCCTGACCACGCATCTGCGCTTCCACTACCTCGAAGAAGCGGGCACCTCGCTGGACACACTGGATCGCTCGCGCTTCAACATCATCGTCTCCAACACGCAGAAGATCATCCTCAAGCGCCAGCGCAAGGAGAAGACGGCCGTCGACCAGCTCTTTGGCGCGACCGGAAATATGCTGGCAGCAAACGGCGTGTATGCGGATGCCGCCGACCTGTACGCATTTGACCAGCCCGAGGAAGAAGGCGAGCTGACCACCAACCAGCGGTTCGAGAAGCTGCGCCGGCTGGAGCAGCTCGGCATCTATGTGGACGAGGCGCACCATGCCTTTGGCAAGGCGCTGGCCAAGGACATGGGCGTGGGCGCGAAGGAGACTGATACCAGCCTGCGCACCACCATCGACGTCCTCGCCGCCAGTTTGAACGCGGCGGGCACGCGTGTAGTGGCCTGCTACAACTACACGGGCACTCCCTACGTCGGGCGCGAGGTGCTGCCGGAGGTGGTGTATGCCTACGGCCTTAAGGACGCCATCGAGAAGGGCTTCCTTAAGAAGGTGGTGCTGCACGGCTATGCCAACACCCGCACCGACGAGTTTGTGGACATCGCTATCGAGGACTTCCTGAAAGAATCCGGCGCGCTGCGCCCGGAAGGCTTGCTGCCCAAGCTGGCCTTCTTCGCCGCCACCATCGACGAGCTGACCGGCGAGTTGAAACCGGCGGTCGAGCGTGCGCTGCTCAGGCACGGCATCCCGACCTCGCGCATTCTGGTCAACGTGGGCGACGACAAGATCACCACCAACGACGATATCCGGGAATTCAACCGCCTCGACACCGAAGGGTCGGAAAAGCAATTCATCCTGCTGGTCAACAAAGGCCGCGAAGGCTGGAACTGCCGCTCGCTGTTCGGCGTCGGCCTGTTCCGCGAGCCGAAGTCCAAGGTGTTCGTCCTGCAAGCGACGATGCGCTGTCTGCGCGCCATCGGCGAGGCCCAGCACACCGGCCACGTCTTCCTCTCCGGCGACAATCTCAACACCCTGAACGACGAGTTGCAGCAGAACTTCCGCATCAGCACCGAGGAGCTGCAAAAGACGGGCCGCGACAAGGAGCGCGTAGAAGTGCGCGTGGTCGAGCCGCCGGTCAAGATCAGGTTGGTGCGCGTGCGCAAGCAGTACCAGATGCGCGAAAGAAAGTTTATGCCGGGCCAGGAGCTAATCCCGGAGCGCTCTAGCCGAGAGGCTTGGACCGCGCTCGTCGAAAAGTACCGACTGATCGAAACGCAGCAGGAGGGCCTGACTGCCGCCGACGCGGCCCGTGCCTCGGTCAGTCGCACCTTCGACCTGACCGAACGCCGCAAAAAGCGGACGTTCTCGCGGATGACCTTGGTGGCCGAGGTGTCGCGCTACCTCAACCGAAGTCCGCTGGAGATCGAGGAGCTGCTTGATGCCACCAAGGAAGGCACCGACGAGCTGACCGGTATGACCAACGAGTTCAACGAGCTGCTCTACGACGAAATCATCCCGCGCCTGTTCCGCCAGCTCTATGACCTGGACGAGTCGCAGCAAACCGAGGAGCACGAGGTCGACCTGATCAAGGTGCCGGCCAGCGGCTATTATGAGGTGTCGGCGGCCAAGGACAAGATCGTCCGGCGCGACGACGCGCGGATCAAGGACGAGGAGCGTGCCAAGAGCTTCCATCTCGACGCCTACTGCTTCGATTCCGGCTCGGAAAACTGGCTGTTCTGGGATCTGCTGCGCGAGCAGCGCGTGAAGAAGATTTACTTCACCGGAATGCTGACCCACGGACAGTCGGATTTCTTTATCCAGTACATCGACCCGGACTCTCGTACCGTGCGCAGCTACTACCCTGACTTCATTTTCCAGCGGGAAGAACCGGACGGCAGCCTGAAGTACGTGATCGTGGAGGTGAAGGCCGACAACCAGATCGAGGACGCCGTCGTGCAGGCCAAGAAGGACTTCGCCCACCAGATCGCGGTGGCCAGCGGCATGGAGTACCGTATCATCAAGTCAACGGATGCGGATAACCGCCACTACAGGATTTTGTTGTAGGCGCCATCGAAGCTGCCCCCTCGCTCGGCTTACGGCCGGGCGGTGGAGACACTCTTAGAATTGCGACCCGATGGATGTGGTCTGGAGAGCAGCGGTCAGCGTCACGCCTGCGCCGACGAAGAAGTGCGCGATTTTTGAGCCGTCTGGGTTGACTCGGTCTCTGTGAACGCTGTAAACAAGTTCTGTTTACAATGTAAACAGGGTCTCATATGGCAGCCGATAGCGATTTGGTTGGTATCAACGAGATCGCCGAAATAGCGAAGGTATCTCGGCAGGTCGTCGCCAATTGGCGAAGTCGAATGCCGGATTTTCCCAAGCCATTGGTGGAGCTCGCTTCTGGACCCGTGTTCCAGCGCTCGCAGGTGCGCGCGTGGCTTAGGAAAAGGAAGATACCAATGGCTCGAATCTTCTCGACTATAAATCTGAAGGGTGGCGTGGGGAAAACCACGACGACCGTCGCGCTTGCGGAGACGTTTTCCGCTGAGAAGCGCAAGAAGGTCCTAGTGATCGATCTTGATCCGCAGACGAATGCCACGGTCATGCTCATTGGTGAAGAAAAGTGGCGTGAGTTAAACGATAAAGGGCATACGCTCGCGCAACTGTTCAAAGATGCGCTCGATCCAGAGAGCAAAAAATTCGATCTGTCGAAAACTCTTCAGAAACGCGTTTCGGACGTGTCTTCCGCCAGGACGATCGATCTGTTGCCATCAAGCCTTGATCTCATCGACGTGCAAGACGAGCTTATCAATACGCCGGTGGGGAAGTACGGCGCGATCAGGCCGTTTGATATTCTTTGGCGTGCTACAAAGGATCTGATTGAAGACTACGACATCGTTATTATCGACTGCCCGCCGAACCTGGGGAAAATTACTCAAAACGGTCTTCGGATGTCTCAGGCATTCGTGATTCCGACGATTCCCGACATCCTTTCGACCTATGGCATCCCTCAAATCGTTCGCCGGATACGAGATTTTTCGGAAGAGATCACGGAAGAGATCGAGCCATTGGGCATTGTCGTAACGAAATACGATAGCCGCTCTACTGTGCATAAGAACATGGAGCAGCAGTTGCGGCGTAATCACGTGGCCGACGCCAACAATTGGCCAGAGGTTTTCGACACAATCATCCCGCAGGCAAACCAAAGCGCCGCTGCCGCTGAGCATTCAGGCCATTCGACCCTGAAGCAGAAGTGGGGATATCAGGGTCTCCACGACCGTTTATCAGCTTTGTCCGGAGAAATTCTTGCAAAGCTCGGAGCGTGAAATGACCTTAAGAAAAACGCTTGCCGATCTCGTGCGTGTCGTTGTTGACGAGTGCGAACGCAACCCGGAATTTGGAAGCCGGATTGAAGAGGCGCTTGGTTTGAAGGAAAGACCAAGGCCTGAAGTGACGCGAGGCGCACACAGGCGTGCACCAGCGATCTTAGAGCCAGTGGAGCTTGCGCGGCAGGGTGAGGCGGTTCTTCGATCGAGGCTTGGCGAGCTAAACCTTGAACAGCTCAAGGATATCGTTGCCGACTACGGCATGGATACCGGCAAGCTCGTGCTCAAGTGGAAGACACCTGAGCGGATCATCGACCGGATTGTCGAAGTTTCACTCGGTCGCGCCAAGAAAGGTGAAGGTTTTCTATCCTCTGGTGGGAAAGACAATCCATCGTGAGACTCACGCACCCCGGGGCCACACCTCGCAACGCGATCGTCGAACCACTCCATCCGAGGGCCGTGCCAGTGATCCCGACCACCGATGAGGAGCGCGACGTTTAGATGCGCGCGCCATGGGGACGAGGCGAAGCGCTGCACCGGCCGCTGCCGGATGAGGCGGGCCTAATCTGCTCGATCAGCCCATCGCTCTCGAAGGCCGCTTGGAAATCATCATCTTCAGTCATCGGGCGTCTTCCCATGGCGGGCGAGCAATTCGGTGCGCCGCTCGATCCCGGGCCCGAGCTCATTCTGGAAATTGCTGCTCAAGGTCGACGAGATTGCGAGCATCTCGGCAATCTGCTTGTGCGCAAGCGCAAGTTCGCCGACCAGTTCTTCGATCACGGCGCGCTGCATGCCAATGATGTCGGTGGCCTTGCGCGTGGCAATCTGCTGGCGGCGGAGCATCGCCTCGTTGGGATTTTTGCCAAAGGCATATTGATCGATGATCCGCGCCGCATCGGCGATGTGCCGCTCGTGGCCGTCGTCCGTCATTTTCTCGCTTTCGCTTCTTCGGATCGCGCCGATCGGGCCACGCGCCGCACGAGCGCGACGGTGAGCCGATCGAAGCATTCGAGCAGATCGGCATCACCAGTCCGTTTCAGTAGGTCCGCCTGATCGATCATGCGGCTTTGCAGAGTTCGCCGAGCGTGCGGGCAATATCGATCACGAGCCGCCGCACCCGGTCCTCGTCGATGGTCATCATGGCCTCGATGATCGCAACGCCCTCGCGAGTCGCCATGAACTCGCCGAACTCGCTTTCGTGGCCGCGTCCGGTTTCCAGTTCCCCGATGAAATACCCGGTGTTCGTGTCGAGCGCCTCGGCGAGTTGCACCAGCCGCGCGGCGCCGATCCGATTGACGCCTTTCTCGTACTTCTGGATTTGCTGGAAGCTGACGCCAAGCACATCGCCAAGCTCCTGTTGGCTGATCTTCAGTTCCATCCTGCGCGTGCGAAGACGCTGACCGATCCGCGCATCGCGCTCGTCGGCGGAACGCTTGTTGGTGTTGCCGATCTTCCGATATGCCGCTGCCTTACGTCCCATGATTTCACTTCTCCTTCGCATTTTTGCGTGGCCGTTGGCCTTCCGCTTCTTCTTGGCGCCGCCGTTCTGTTTTGCGAGCCAGCGGCGCTAGCTTGCGCTCGCGTTCGACATCACCCGAACACTGCGCGAGCGGCACGAGCGGGACGGATTGACCCAGCCGCACGAAGTGCTCCCTTGGCGGTCTTCCCGTTCTTCCCTGCTGGCGGCTTCGCGGCCTCGGCCGCCTCCCTCGCCATCTTCTGCGCGGTCTTCCAGTGAACCTTCTTCTTCGCTGCCTTTCCCTCCTTCGGCGGCTTCAGCTTGACCTGTCCCCGGAATATCTCGATCTCGTCGTGGTTCTTCAGATACTGAAGCTTCAGCTTGATCTGCTCTGCCGTGAGCCCGGTGTCGCGCGGCAGCGTGTCGATGGTCACCCATCGGTCGTGCGAGAGGTATTCGACCAATTTGACGCTGCGCGACGAGGCCGGTCTTGGAGCGGCTTCCACGGGCTTCGGCACATAGGCCGCAATGGTGTCGCGAACACCGGTCACGATCTTGACGAGGCGCACCACCAGCTCGCTCAGATCAGCCATCTCGCTGCGCATCGCGGCGACTTGGTCCGGTATGGGCAGCACGTCTGGCTGCGGCAACGACATTGCCTTTTCGGCCAGCAACTGCGTCGGCTTCTTCGGCTTCTCCTGCGAGATCTTCAGCGAGACGTTGTCGGCACGGAGCAGCCTGCGTACGTCGGCGCGGGTATTCAAGCGTGAGCGCCAGTCGCTGGTGGTCTTGGCGACGACGATCCTGCGAACCTCCTTTTCGGGCACGACCTGCCACGCGATCTCGATATGGCCGCCATTGGTGTCGCGGAGCTGCGCCTTGATGCCGTGCGCCTTCAGCTCGTTGATCGCGATCTCGGTCAGCTCATTGGAATAGGCCATCTGCGCTTCCTTCCTCCCTCTAGGGCTCGATGATCGCCGACGCGCGACCACCGAGCGCCTTTTCGATCTCTGCGAATGAATGCGTGGCGCCGGTCCTGGCGCCGCTGATCTCGTGCCATTCGCCCTTCTCGTCGAAGGGCGGCGCGAACACGGTGAGGGCGTCGCGGGCGTTGAAGCGAATGAGCGCGGCGATGCCGTCCTCGGCGCGGCGATAGAGCCAGCGGCGCAGGGCAGGGTCGCGGTGCACGTCCGGGTATTTGGGGTCAACCCAAATCTGGACGACTTGGATGTTCTGCTTGCAGCCGTCACCATTCGTGATGGTGATGAAATCCGGCATCAGATCGATGACGTAGTGCGCGCGATCCGGCCGGGACAGTTCGGCGGCGTCGTCGTTGACGAGCCAGCGGCAATTCCAGACACCGCACTCGAACGGCATCCGCGCCGTGTGATGGACGGCGCAACCCTTGCGAAACTTCTGAAACTGGCAAACCACGCCTGCGCCCTTCTTCAGGGGCGGCACCGGCAACAGCTTACAGCAAAGCTGACAGTCTCCACACTTTCGCATGGCCCATCAAATCCCACACACGCTTCTTTTTTTGCGCGGGTTTGCCCGCTGCGATTGAGGCGCGTGGTTGTCCCCGCGTCCTCGAGCCAATCATTGGATCATCAATTAGGGCGAGAAATTGTCGGCCACCCGCGAAAATGCACGACCAAAGGATAACCAACCTAAACGCGAGGTCGGTCCCTAGTACATTTGACGTGTTTTGCGCTGACCAAATTAGTCATCGAAAACGTAATTGGATCAGTTTGCGAGGCGTGGCAGGGACGCCGACGGGCGCTCGCGCGCAGCGTCGCTAGCGGTTGTAAAGAGGCACGAGCAGCATCGAGAGCGGCGAAATAGCGCGCGCTATTGTGATCAATCGGCCACAGGCGCGTCGTCGTCGCGACGCAACCAACAAATGTGAATGCGGCGAGTGCGGCAATCAGCAATTCGGTCGCGATGCGATTTTCACCGTGACCGAATTGGACATTCGACGTATTGAGGTTGTGGCGGGAATTCACACACGCGCCGTTCTGATCCTCGTGATCAGTCGGTACCCGCCTTGACTGGCCCGCCCTCGCGCTGCTCGCGAGGGCGGGTTTTTTGTGAACTCCCGCCACCGGTCTTCTTTGCACAGCCGATCAATCTGCAACAGGTTCGTTGCCTCATGGGGGCGATATAGAGAGCGCATAGGGAATTGCGGCACCGAACATTAGGTCTTGGCTGGACTGCATCTCTGCACGTTGGCTTTCGGCTCACCTTTGCTAAATGGCGACTGGGGCTAACAGTGAAGGTGGACTATCTTGGAGTTAGAGCGATCTGGAATTTCCCGGAAGGCGATGGTGGCGGAGCGGCACAGGCAATCGGCGGTCGTGGGTCGCCTGCTGGTCTCGGCCTTCATGGCGATGCGGCGCGGCTATAGTCGTAAGCACATCGGCGCCGTCTTCGAAGAACTCCTGGTAGCGATGATGATCCGGGTCAGCGACGATCTCGGCTCGCCGCCGCGCACGATCGCGGATATTTCCAAGTATCTCGGCCTGCCGCGCTCGAATGTCGTGCGCTGTCTCGACGCGCTGGTCGGCGAGGGCGTCATCATCAGGGACGCCGATGGCGGCTTTACCGGCAAAGAGGACTATCTCGCGGCGCGGGTCGATGCCGAGTACTTCGCAAAGGTCTGCGAGGCGATCATCACCGCCGCCGACGAATTGCGGCAGGCGCCTTCCGAGGTTCGCGGCGACGCAAAGGGCCGCCCGAGGCGGCCCGATACCGATTGTGGCGCCTCCTGTTAG